GAGGCTTTATGGCAGTATATGATTTACGGAAAGCACAGAAAGGTGTTTCTGGACAAAAAATTAGTTTTTTAGATTCGGGCGATAATGCCGAAATTAAAAAACGAGTATCTAAAATGGAAGACAAATTAGATACAATATTAACCTTGCTTAAAAAGGAGGCAAACAATGACAAGACTGGACTTAAGCCCATTTCGGGCAATGACGGTGGGGTTTGACAGCTTATTTAATGATATAGCTGACTTTCGCCCAAGTAGTTACCCACCCCATAATATTGAAAAGGTAGGTGACTGTGAGTATAAATTAACTTTTGCCGTAGCAGGATTTTCTGAAAAAGATATTTCTGTAACACAAAAGGAAAATACTTTATCAATAGAAGGACAACAAAATTCAACGGATAAAGAATATCTTTATAAAGGTATAGCGGAAAGAACATTTAATCAATCATTCAAATTATCTGAATATATGAATGTTAAGGATGCTAAATTAAAAGATGGTATGCTAAATATATTATTGGTACAGGATTTACCAAAGGAAAAGCAGACAAAACAAATTAAAATAAATTGAAGAGTGGGGCTTAACGCCCCACATAAACAGAATGATTAAAATATGGTTTTTATTAATATTAATATCTATGCCAAATACATACTCAGTTAAATATAGTGGATATATATATCCAAATGAAGAAGAATGTATAGCATCAAAATATAAATTAATGGAATCATATAATGGTAAGTCTACGGAGTATAAAATAACAACACAAATAGATTCATACTGTGTAGAGTTTGAAAGTTTTCCAATAAAGGGATTAAAGAAAATAAAAAAAGAAGATTTAGAGGTGTAATGGCAACGTATTTAATATTATCAAATAGAGTTTTAAATGCACTTAATGAAGTAGAAATGACCTCTTCTAATTTTAGCAGCAGTCGTGGAATACAAACAGCAGTTAAAAATTTTATCAATCGTGGACTACATGATGTATATAATGAACTGGAAGAACTTCCAAGTCTTCATAAGGAAACATATCATGTAACAAATGCGGGACAACGGGAATATTCCTTGCCAACAGCAGATTCACCAGTTTCTGGAGATTTGCAATGGCGTAAAATAGATTGGGATACGTTTTATTTAAAACCAACGGAATTAATTACAAATGGAGAATTCACTTCTGATATATCTAGTTGGACAAATGCAACAACGGGGGCTGTGGGAGGTGGAACTCCTGCCTATAATTCAGGTGGCAATGGACGGGCACGGTTAAACGATGCCGCTTTATCACAATCCATATCTACCGTGAAAAATAAAACTTATAGACTACAGGCACGAGTTTTTGATTCCTCATCAGGAGGTTCAAGTTTATCAATAAAAGTTGGCACTTCTGCCCATAATACAACAAATTTAAGTACAACTTTAACTGTATCAAATTATGGTGAAAGCAAAGCATTGGATACAACCTTTGATGCAACAGTTTCAACAACCTATGTAACAATAATTAACAGCGATGAAAATAATCTGGATGTTGATTATATACGAATATCAAGAGATATTAGCCCTCAACGATTAAGAGTTTTATCTTATGATGATTGGGTAAGAAAATTTTCAGAAAGAGATTTGACAAATTTAAGTACTGTTTATGCAGAACCCCTATATGTGTATAAAACACAAAGTGGTAAATTAGGAATGACCCCCATACCGGACAGAAGTGACTATAGGGTTTATTTTGAATACTGGAAAGAACATACGGAATTATCAGCACATGGGGATTCACCGGATTTAGATGACAGGTATGCTGATTTAATTGTATCACGAGCAAGTTATTATGTATATAATCTTCGTTCCGACTCTGAACATGCAATGATTTCAAATAGAGAATTTGAAGAGGGACTAAAAAGATTGCAAAGAGATTTAATACATAGACCAGAATATATGCGTGATGAACGGGTTAATTTAAGGGTTAGCATGTAATGCCAAATACCTCTCAAATATCCCCTACAGTTGTTAGTTGTTATGGGGGATTAGTATTAAATAAAGATATTTTTTCCATGAGACCGGGGGAAGCTTTAGCTTTACAAAATTTTGAACCGGATATTGCAGGTGGATATAAAAAATTAACAGGAACAGCAAAATATAATTCTACTATTGTAACACAAGTATCGTCATCGACAGAGAGATTAATGATGATTGCTATATTTAATGATGCAATTATAGCAGGACGAGGAGGTACAGTTTATAGTGGAACAACAGGTTCATGGACATCACGAGCAACAAGTAAAGGAACAACTTATACATATGATTTTGATAAATTTAATTTTGACGGCAATGACAAGATAATTATTGCCACTGGTTCAGCAGGAGCATTTACATTAAATACAAGTTATACGGAAGATATTATAAATGCTACTGGTGGAGGAACGGCTCCAACAAATCCTAAATATGTAAAATCATTTGCCAATCATATGTGGTATGCAGGAATGTCAGATGCCACATCAACATTACAATTTTCAGGGCCCTATACGGAAGATGATTTTGATACTGGCGGTGGAAGTATTATTATTGGTGATGTTATCACTGGAATGAAAGTATTTCGTGATACATTATTTATATTTTGTGAAGACAGTATTTTTAAGATAACAGGAACAAGTTCAAGTGATTTTGCTAAAGCAGAGGTTGCAAAGGATGTAGGAACAATTTCACATCATTCCATACAGGAACTTGGTGGTGATTTAATTTTCCTATCAAAAGATGGTCTTAGAACAATTGCTGGTACAGAAAGAATCGGTGATGTGGAACTGGGTACAGTATCAAAACAAATACAAAAAAGAATTTCAGATATTGGATATGATAATATAACAGCAACTGTTATAGGGGATAAATCACAGTATAGATTATTTTATCCCGAAACAGATACAATTGAAACAAGTTCTAAAGGAATTATTGCTGTATTAAAAATAAATCCTGAAACTGGTACATTAGGATTTGAATATTCAGATTTAAAGGGAATTAAACCTGCCTGTTGTGATACAGATTTAATTAGTAATGTAGAAACAACAGTTTATGGGGGATATGATGGATATGTTTATAATATGGAATCAGGAAATGTATGGACATACGCATCAACAACAGCCAATATATCTGCATTTTATCGTTCACCGGATTTACCGTTAGGTGACCCCGGTATACGAAAAACCATGCAGAGAGTTTTATTAAATTATGAAGCTAATGATACTATTGATATAAGTAATCAAACATTTCAATTACGATATAATTTTGAAGATACAAGTACACCACAACCATCTGCCTACGCATTAAGAGAAGGTGGGGGACAAAATTTTTATGGAAGTGGTGTATACGGAACAGCAATATACGCAGCAGAATCGGGAATACCTTTGGCAAGACATTCAGTTGAAGGGTCTGGATTTGTAGTGGCATTAAAATTAAATGATACAAGCAGTAAAACACCAATATCCTTAAAGGGATATGAAATGGAATACGTAAACGGAGGAAGACGATAATGGGAGCGACCTATACAAGACAAAGTAGTGGTGACATTGTAGATGGCTCAACAATTGAGGCAGCTCATTTTAATGATGAATTTGACCAGATACTAGCAGCATTTGCCGTTAGTACAGGTCACAGTCATGATGGAACTGCTGCAGAAGGTGGGCCAGTAACTAAATTACTTAGTAATACATTAACATTTGGTGCGGGTACAGCAGGAACAGATATTACATTAACATTTGATGGTGAAACATCCGATGGTGTTATGTATTGGATGGAAGATGAAGACCATTTTAAATTTGCCGATGATGTTGTTATGGATAGTTCCAAAAGACTATATCTTTATGATGAAGGTGGAGAATATATCTATGGTGACGGAACGGATTTATATCTTACTTCTGGTGCGGATATTAATATACCTTCCAGTATTGGTTTAACATTCGGTAATGACGGTGAAAAGATTGAAGGTGATGGTACAGATTTAACAATTTCAGGAAATAATATTAATCTTACAGCTACGGCTGATGTTGTAATACCGGCAAATGTAGGAATTACTTTTGGTACAGGAGAAAAAATAGAAGGTGACAGCACAAATTTAACAATTACATCTGGTGCAGATATTTCATTAACAGCAACTTCAGATGTGAACATACCTTCTGGTGTAGGTGTAACATTCGGTGATGATGGTGAAAAGATTGAAGGGGATGGTACAAATCTAACCATTGCAACATCCAATAATGTAACAGTAGACGCTGCGGCAGATATTATTCTGGATGCAGGTGGTGCTGATGTAACATTGAAGGATGATGGAACGACTTTTGGTAGCTTAACGCAATCTGGTGGAGAACTATTAATTAAATCCGGTTCAACTCCAACTACAGCAGTAACTTTTAGTGGTGCTAATGTGACCTTGGCAGGAACAGTTGGTTCTGGTGCTATTACATCATCCGGTGTAATAACAGGAACTACAATTGAAGCAACAGGTGATACTTCTTCAAGTGATAACGCAGCAATTGGATACACATCAGCAGAAGGACTTATCCTAACAGGACAGGGTTCCACTAGTGATGTAACTTTAAAAAATGATGCCGATGGAACAGTATTTACAGTTCCTACGGGAACAGATGATATTCTATTTCCTGATTCTGCTAAAGGTATGTGGGGTGCGTCCAGTGATATGACTTTATATCACGATGGGACTAATTCTTATATTACCAATGCAATAGGTGCTTTAAAGGTAGCAACTGAAACAAGTGGCATTGCTATAACCATAGGACATACAACTTCAGAGACAACAATAGCGGATAATGCAACTGTAACTGGAAATTTAAGTGTCGGGGGAGACTTTGATGTAACAGGAAGTTTTGATATGAGTGATGCTGACATTACAAATATTGGAAGCATTGCTCTAGATACAATCACAAATGACGGAACAGATATTACACTGGATTCATCCGGTGACATTATACTGGATGCAGGTGGTGATACAATATTTTTAAAAGATTCCGGAACAACTTTTGGAAGTTTAGATAATACATCTAGTAATCTTATAATTAAATCAGGAACAACTACAGCAGCAACCTTTAGCGGTGCTAATGTAACTTTAGCGGGAACAGTTGGCTCTGGTGCCATTACTTCAACAAGTACTGTACAAGGAACAACCATTACAGCAACAACGGCTTTTGTACCTGATGCTATGGATGGAGCAGCTTTAGGAACAACCACATTACATTTTAGTGACTTATTTTTGGCGGATGGGGCAATTATATGGCTTGGTGATGATAATGAAATTTCACTGACACACGTTGCTGATACAGGTATAACATTAGGTGGTACTCACGCAAATGGAACAAATTTACAAATAACAAATGTTGCGGCTGATGGGGATGCAGTTCTACAGTTTGCTTTGAGTGGGGCAATCAAATACTCAATGGGTGTTGAAGATGGTGATTCAGATAAATTTGTAATTAATTATGGAACAGGTGCTTTAGGAGCACAACCGGCATTGGAAATTAGTTCAGCAGGAGCGGTAGCAATACCGGGTGACATAGATATAGATGGAACATTAGAAGCTGATGCAATTACTATAAATAGCACAGCTATTGGCTCTATCTATGGTGTTGTAGCAGGAAGTTCTAGTATTGTAACAACTGGAGCACTAGATTCTGGTTCCATAACTTCTGGTTTTGGGGCAATAGATAATGGTACTTCTGGAATAAGAACTGATACATTCACGGCAGAAACAGCTTTTGTACCGGATGCTTCCGGTGGGGCTGACTTAGGAACAACCTCATTAGAATTTAACGATGCCTTCTTCAATGACAGTGCAGTTATAAATTTTGGTGATGACCAAGATACGACTCTTACCC